AACCAGAGCTCGTCTGCCAAAACAAAACCCCCTCTTAAAACCCCTTTGAAAAGGAGCTAACCCATCATGTCAATGAGTTTTAATTCTGTCCCCATCGACATTCGTGTACCCGGCCAGTACATCGAAATTGACAATACCAAGGCCCTCAAAGGGCTCCCCGGGATGCCCGTTAAAATCTTGGTTATTGGTCAAAAACTCTCAAGCGGAACGGCCACAGCGTTAAATCCCTATCTCATCACCAGTGTTGACCAAGCCAAACAACTTTTTGGCACAGGCTCACAGCTGTCACACATGATGGAGAAGTTTAAGGCGAACAACACGCTCTCCGAGGTTTGGGCTATTGGCCAAGCCGATGCGGGGGCAGGTGTGTCAGCAACGGGCACTATTGTCATCGGTGGGGCGGCGACAGTCAACGGCACACTCACTGTTTATATTGGCGGCCGCCGCGTCCAAGCCAGTGTGCTCACCACAGACACAACCGCTCAAATTGCCACCAAGTTGCAAGCGGCTATTGCCGCCAAAACCGACCTGCCCGTCACGGCCACTGTGGCCATCAGCACAGTCACCATGACGGCGCGGCATAAAGGCGTATGCGCCAATTTTATTGATGTGAGGGTCGGATATTACCCAGACGAGGTTTTGCCCACAGGGCTAACCGCTACGGTTACAGCTCTTGCCGGCGGAGCCACCAATCCAGATGTAAACGATGTCCTGACCGCCATCGGCGATGAGTGGTACACCGATTTTGTGATGCCCTACACGGACACGGCCAACATGGCCGCGATGGAAACCGAGCTTGCGGATCGTTTTGGTCCCCTCAAAATGTTGGACGGTATTTGTTACGTTGGCAGGTCCGACACCCATGCCAATTTGATTACTGCCGGAGATGGCCGTAATTCTCCCCACATGGTGACCATCGGCGCGTATAAATCACCCACCCCACCATATGAGTGGGCGGCGTCTATAGGGGCGGTCTGTTCCGGATCGGCAAAAAATGATCCGGCTCGTCCCGTTCAGACCCTCAAGTTGACAGGCATACTCCCTCCTTCCATTCCTCACAGATTTATTCTTGAGGAGCGCGACTTGCTTTTGCGTCATGGGATTGGGACATTCATGGTTGATGCTGGTGGGACAGTTCTCATCGAGCGAGCCGTGACAGGCTATCGCCAGAATCCTTTTGGCGCGGCCGATATATCCTACTTAGACATTGAAACCATGAAGACCTTGGCCTATCTCCGCTACTCTTTGCGGGCTTATATTGCCTTGCGCTACCCCCGCTACAAACTGGCCGATGATGGGACAGCGTTTTCTCGCGGCCAAGCGGTGGTCACACCCAAAACTATTCGGGCCGCCATCATCAACTTGTTCTTCCAATGGGAGGAACAGGGGCTCGTTGAAAACGCGACACAGTTTATTGAGGAGCTGATTGTTGAGCGCGACAGCAACGATCCAAACCGCATCAATGCGTTGGTGCCGCCAGATATTATCAACCAGCTGCGCGTTTTTGCTGCTCAAATCCAGTATGTTCTTTAAGCCTTAAAAGGAGGTTTTCATCATGTCTAAAATACACGGCAGAGCCACAATCCGCCTCAATGGTCAAGTATACGAGTCTGAAGATGATGCCAGTTTGATGGCAGGAGGACTCAAGAACACGGTCAAAATGGTCGGTGAGAAATCCTATTACACCCAAACCAAAATCCCATCAAAAGTGACCTGTAAAGTCCCCGTCTCTGGAGGCGTTGACCTGCGCAGCTTGCAAGAGATGGCCGAGGTCGAGGTGATCTTCGAGAGCGACATGGGCGACAGCTACGTTATCCGCTCGGCTAGCCAGACCAATGAGGTTGAGCTTAAAGGTGGAGATTCAGGGGGGACCGTGGAGCTGAGTTTTGAGGGCGACCCCGCCGAATTGATTAAATAGGAGGAGGCTTTGATATGTCTGTTTTTGAGGTCATCGGGCGAATACAGATTCGTATTTTAAGAACGTGGCCGACCGAACACCTTGTGGAATATCTGGCCAAAGCTCAGAAAGAGAAGAAACAAGCAGAACGAGCCATAGAGTGGCTCAAGTTTTTGATCGAAGAGAAGGGAAAAAAACAATGAGAAAAGACGATGTTATAATTTTGGATGAGGGTGCATCACCTAACCAAGGATCTATTCAAGAGACGGGGACTATGGTTGATAATCCGGATGGATCAAAGACCATACGTCTAAACCACCCATTTGAGGTCACCTTCCAAATGAAGGGAGGGGCAGAGAAAAAAGAGCTAATTGAGACTCTGACTTTTCGCCGCCCCAATGGCGGTGACATCAGAGAAATGCAAAAATTCACTGACCAATTCAAGCAGGCCACCATTGCTTTCTCTCGCCTGTGTGGACAGCCGGAAGCCGTATTCGACAAGCTTGACATTGATGATTTCGGTCTTGTTTCCGAAGCCATCGAAAGTTTTTTGTCCAAGTCCCCAAGAACTGGGAAGAGCTGATAATAGCTGTCGCCCTGAATTATAGCTTCAGGTAAAGTGAGCTGTGGGAGATGCCAATAGAGAGGCTTCTCTTCTGGAACCAAGGAGCTAAAGAGTATCATGAGCGATCTGAAAGTTAAGGTTATCCTCGAAGCTGTTGACCGCATCTCTGGCACAATGCAGCGCATGGCTGGAAGCTTTGTCTCTGCTCTTCAAAAGATGTCAGAAAGCACAAAAGTTTTCGGAAGAAAAATCAAAGAGATGGGGAAATCAATCAGCGATATTGGCGGATGGATTTCTACTCGTATATCGGCTCCCATCGCTTTGGCTGGAAGGCAAGCCATAGAAACTCAAAAGAGGATCGAAGCTTTATCAAGTAAAATGACGGCGGCCCTTGGTGAACAAAAACTGGCCGAAGAACAAATAAGACGCTTGAGGAGTGAAAGCGACAGGCTGGGTGTTGGGTTTATAGATACTGCCGATTCTTATGCTGGTTTTGCCGCATCAATCACCCGCGCTGGATTCGGGATTTCCGAAGTCAACAAAATGTTCAACGACTTTGCGGAGACAACAGTGTCTCTCAAACTCACCAACGAGCAAATAGGTTATACGTTCAAAGCTCTTGAACAAATGGCCTCCAAGCCCACCATCTCCATGGAAGAATTGAAGCTACAACTAGCAGATCAAATCCCTGGTGCCGTACAAATCGCCGCAAAATCCATGAACATGACGGCGGATGCGTTTATGAAGGCCGTCTCGGCTGGTGAAATTATGTCGAAAGATTTTCTTCCTAAATTTTCTGCCGCGCTCAGGTCTGAGCTTGGTGGTGGGTTTGAAAAAGCATCACAAAGCATTCAAGCGTCTGAAAACAGGATGAAAAATGCTCTCACTGATACTGCGGATGCGGCGGCTAAAGCTGGCCTTGATCGTTTTTTTCGCCTGATTACAGAGTCCGTCACAAAACTTGCCCACAGTTTTATGAATCTTTCCCCGCAAGCCCAAAAGTTTATTGTCTGGGCCTCAATCGCTGCCGCTATTGTTGGGCCAATAGTATTCATCATTGGCCAGATGGTTATTGGCATCGGCGGTCTTATTATTGGATTTGGTATTGCGGGACCTGCAATTATGGCCTTTGTGGGAACTTTGAGTGCTATGAGTATTGCCTCTCTGGCGGTGATTGCAGGAATTGCCGCTCTTATTACCGCCGGAATTTTGCTCTGGAAAAACTGGGACAGAATCCAAAATTTCTTTGTCCAGTTTTGGGGCAATCTCAAGTGGGTTTTCTCGCAAGGCGTTGCGTGGATCATGGCCAAGCTCCAGCCCATGCTGGATGTAATGGATAGTCTCAAAACAAAATGGAGCGGCATCTTTGGTGGGGCGAGTGGTGGGCTTTCTATTTCTCCTTCTTCTGCTCAAGTTTCGTCTCTCTCTCGCACCAAGATTGACACGGGAGGGACCCTCAACATCAAGATTGATTCCGAAGGCCGCCCATCTGTCAAGCAAGCCTCTCCCAACTCGCCATCCAGCAATTGGGACGTTTCAACCGGATATTTAATGGGCGGGGCGTATTAACATGGCCGAGAACTTTTATAAAAAGCTCCGCCCTGCCTC